AGCGTAGACTTCTTGCGCGTTGTCATAAGCAACACCAGCGCCTTCAGCCTTAACTGGAGCATTACCAAAGCCAGAGAGCATAACTTCCTCTTCAAACGCGCGATCAGAAGTCTCGATATCGTAGATTTCTGCGTGCTCGTTTTCGTAGTTCTTATACTCCAAGCCAAACAAAGCATTGAGACCAGGCTCAAGCTCTCGTACTAGTTGCGAACGTGAAATAGCCATGATTAGACTCCTGCAGTGCCCGTGCCACCTTTGTAGAGGTGGTTATTCGGGATAACGATGAGATTAGCGTAAGCAGCAGTAACATCATTGTCTTCTGCGTCTTCATACACGCCAACAACTTTCCACGGATACGTAGAGTTACCTGTTGCGGGAACGTCAACTTGCTGGCCAGACTGACCAGTTGTTGCACTTCCTGCTACAGCAGTATCCAAGTCAGCATTACGGCCAACACAGGTAGCAGCAGCAATGCCGGAGCACTGTACTACAAACTGAGCGTTGGGATCGTCGTTGACCAGAGCTACAATACCGTCCTGCACAATGCTGCCAGGATAGTAGTTTTTCCAGGTTGGTTTGCCGGTTGTGGGATCGATGTAATAACAGCCCTGGAATACACCGACAATTGCTGCTATCGTAGTTACTGCCGACTTTGCCGACAGGACGAAAACCAAAAGGCTTATTAACGTTAGCCATTTGATTCTTCCTTAAAAAGTTTAGTCTTCGGCCTTACGAGGGCCACCAAAAGTAACTCGTGACTGCCGCTCCGGTTTAATGACTCGCATAGTGTCATGCGCATTAATCTTCATCAAATCGTTATCAACAGCCGTAATCTGTTCGCCTGCCCGCTGTTCATAGTGCGCTCCACGCTGCTCAGCTAACTCTTCAGGAATTCTCGCCAACATAACATCACCGACGCCAATGACGCCAGAATGAATGCCATTTTGAATCGAAGGGGCGACAAAGTCGGGGTACTCTTCAGCACGAACAAGCTCATACCCCTCGCGGAGTTTACCTGCTACGTTCTTGCTGTCGTCGTGACCACCAGCTTGTACACGAATCCAACGATGGCGATATCCCGGAGGTGCTTCAGGTGCATCTAGGTCCGAAGGACGTACCCATGACTTCTTACGCTCCGTTTTTTGACGGGTTTCAGCAGCACGTGTTGTGCGATCAATTTTTTGACTAGTCATGCTTATCTCCTTACGTACTTAGCGTACTCTTCCAGGGGGACACCTATTCTTTTAGCCATGGCCACTTCACTAGGTGTGAGTTTTATGGTCCTGCGCCCAGTTTGGCTCACGGATAAACCGCGAGTTGCAGGTGCAATACCAGGGGCGTCTACATTGGTATTTACCTGAGGCTTACGAAACTTGTGCGGAAACTCCTTACGGACTCTCCGATTTAACTCATCATAGTATTCATCGCTTGACAAGTCAAATCCTTCTCGTTCTAGCTGATTATGGATGGCAAAGGTCCCATTAGTCATTACCTCGTCAGAACCAAACCATTCATTCTCCTCTGCCCACTGCTCGGCCTTTTCATCTGGGCCGCGCGGCGCTTGCTGAGGGGGCTGCTGATAAACCGGCTGCTGGTAGGCCTGTTGAGGAGCCTGAGGCTGAACCTTGGGCCGTTGTGCTGCAACGCGGTTTAATTGATCCTGTTGGATCATTAATTGCGACAAGAGTTTCTGAGCTTCGACCACGGCTCTGCCGTCGTTTTGCTCCACAGCGTTTTGCAGGTTTGCCTCTGCAATAGAGATCTGGGAGTCAATCCGACCCTTGCTCTCCGTGAGGTAGCCCTGGTCTAGGTTATAGACCTTGGCCTGCATCTGCTGGAGGTTTGCCTGAACTTGCTTGGCATATTCCAAAGCCGCCTGCTCACGACGCTCCGACTCCCGAAGCTTGGCCGTCATCTTTTCGATGCGCTTTTTGACCTTGTTGCTGTACTCCTCGTGCTCCTGGGTCCCGCGCTCGGGGGTCTTTTTGCCTTCTGAAGCGGCATTTTTTGCCTCTTCTTCGTCTACAGCGGCAATTTTTGCCGTTCCGTCTTCTGCGATCTCAACCTCGGCGCCCTGTTCGCCCTCGCCCAGGTTGAATTCCAGTTGGTCGTCCCCAGAAGGGACTTGTACTGCATCTTGTACATCTTCGTTCTCTGGCATGGTTTTTCTCCTTATACCATGTGCGTGATGTCGTCCGGATCGGCAATAGTTGCCAGGACTTCATCATCGTTCAAAATCCGAATCTCTCCTCCGTCTATGCCAATACGAGCCCCGGCATACCGACCAAAGACAATCCAGTCACCTTTCTTGCACCACGGGCCGTGCGGAAACTTCTCCGTATCCCCATAGGCCAAAGGCCCAGTAGATACGACATATCCACATACCGTAGCGATTTGTTGCCGCTCCACCGCTTGTTCGGCCAAAACAATACCGCTTTTGGTCTTCTTGGGTGGGCGAAATGGTAGAACTACAATGCGCCAGCCTGTTGGCTTGGGGATTCGGTCCAAAATGCTCTGATCCATATTCTCAGGGCGATTCTGAATCTCTTCCTCTTCTGCCTTTTGCTCAGCCGCACGTTCGTCTGCCCACTTCTTTTGAAGCGCAGTCATTTCAGTCATCTATTTCTCCAATATTGCATGGCATCCGCCACGAGGTTAGGGTTTTTACTACTCGCTTTCTACTTTCGTTAGTATCCGGGTCATTTCATCTTCGACCATTTGCAAGCCTCGGACCTCACCGACCAGGGTGTGGTAATGGTCCGAGTTCTTGACACCGCCGTAAATCATTTGCTCGCCGATCTCGTGTTTGCGAGACCGGACAAGTTTGTACAACTGTTCGACTAAATTTTCCATTAGCAGATTTTACATCCTTTTGTTTTTCGGGCTGCGCCCTGGCCACGGACGCT